CCTCAATCTCGGGCGAAAAGGAATAACAAACTCAAACACCATATACCCGATATACGATTGGAAAGATAACGATATATGGAAATATATCCGGGATAACCACCTCGACATTCCTGAAGCGTATATGTGGATATATCAGGCGGGAGAAAGCAGGCGCTCATTGCGGATATCAAACTTTTTTGCCTGTGATAGTTTGCGAGGGTTAAAGCACGTCGCAGAAACAGACCCCGACTTATGGACAAGGATTGAGAAGCGAGAGCCGAATGCATACCTCACTCTCCTATATTGGGATACGGAGTGGTATAAGCGAAGCAGTAAAACGCGTAGGCAGAATGAAGCTGAGGATAACCGCAATTATAAAGAGCTATGCAGAAAGCTTTTGTTTGAGGAGGCAGATAAACACTTTACAAATCCGACTACAAAAAATGTGGCACACCAATACAAGCGAGCATTTACAAAGGTGGACGGTATGGCTCGACCGCGCGATTATAGAAAGATGCACGATGCGCTCATTGCAGGTGACCCGAAGCTCAGAACCTTGCGTGCGATATACCAAGATGTATATGGCGCGTATGCTGAGTACGCTAAGAAATTCCGCGTGCAGAATGGGGGTGAGAACAAGTGAGTGAAATGGATTTATTCTCACCTTTGGCATCACTGCAATGGGTAGATAGGAGTAGACTTAAGCCTAACGATTATAACCCGAACAAAGTAAGCCGCGACAATTTAGATTTATTGACGCAATCCATATTGACAAACGGGTGGACATTACCAATCGTAGTAAGACCAGATTATACAATCATAGATGGTTTTCATCGGTGGACGGTATCGGGAGAAGAACCGCTGCATACCAAACTCGGCGGCAAAGTACCCGTCGTAATCGTGAACCACACGGACAAAGCGGATGATATGTATGGAACAATCACGCACAATAGAGCGCGTGGTACACATTTATTGGAACCGATGAAAGCGATAGTTAAGGAACTTATGGACGCGGGAAAGAGTGTAAAAGAGATAAGCAAGCAGCTTGGCATGAAGCCGGAGGAAGTATTCAGATTATCGGATTTCTCGAAAGATGAATTTATAAGTATGATGGTCAAGAAAGACGAGTACAGCAAGGCGGAAATACTTACGCGAATATAAGCAATAAGGACAGAGCAGACACGCAGGCTTAACTATACCGCTTGCGTATCTGCTTTTATTGTATACAATATGCCGATGTAGCTCAAAGGTTAAGAGACAAGAAATGCAGGTTCAAGTCCTACCATCGGCACAACATAATAGGCGAGTGCTTTCAATGCTAAAAAGGTACTGTAACAACCCCACCCCCTAAGCCGCGGGCTCGACGACCCCGAAAAACGCTCAGTTAGTATGAGAAAAATTGGTAATTTCGTTACATCTTATATGTAGATATTAGCAAAATAACATATTGTTTTGCGCTATTTTCAAGGAAAGGAGATATGTTTATGGCTGAAAAAAACGACAAATTTATTACTGATACTACCGAAGTATGTACAACGGAGATGGCGGCAATTCTTGGACTGTCGGCGCGGCGTATTCAGCAGATGGCACAAGACGGAACAATGCCTACAATTCGGCGAGGAAAATTTGAGTTGTGCAAATCAGTGCAGAGATATATTTCGTTTCTCGGAAAAGATAGTTTGAGTGAAGATGATGAGAAACTCGAAAAAATGCGCAGACAATCAGAAGTAACGCTTAAAGTTTCAAAAGCGCAGATTGCAAAACTGGAAGCCTCAGAATTACAAGGTAAAATGCATCGCAGTGAAGATGTAGCCGCAATGACAGAGGATTTAATATATACTATTCGCGGAATTCTTGTTGCTCTCCCTGGGCGGTTGGCGGTTGATGTTGCGGCGGCAGCAAATGCGGCGGAGGCGGCAGAACTAATTCGAAAGGAGGTATACAAAGTCATGAAAGAATTATCTGAGTATCGTTATGACCCGAAAAGGTATGATGAGCGGGTAAGGGAGCGGAGAGACTGGGACGCTTTGGAGAGTGGTATGGATGACGAATAGCAAAGATGCCACAAGGTTAAATAAAGCCATTGCAAAGGCTTTGCTCGGTATGATACCGCCGGAGGATTTGACGGTTAGCGAATGGGCAGAGGCAAAGCGTAGGCTTTCAGCAGAGAGCGCAGCAGAACCGGGACCGTGGCGTACAGATAGAACGCCGTATTTGAAAGAGGTGATGGACTCATTTACAGACCCGAAAGTAAATCATATTGTTATGGTTGCAGCGTCACAGGTCGGAAAATCTGAATTTTTGAACAATGCAATCGGATATATCATTGATGAAGACCCCGGCAGTATTTTGTTTGTTCATCCGACTACCATTGACGCAAAGGAATATTCCAAACTCCGTATTGCGCCGATGATAAGAGACTGCCCTGTTTTGAAACGAAAGGTGAGCGACCCGAAAAGCCGCGATAGCGGCAACACGATTTTACAGAAAACCTATCCCGGCGGAATACTTACAATGTGCGGTTCGACAGAAGCGCACGCATTGGCATCCAAACCGATACGCTATGTATTCGGGGATGAAAGAGACCGTTGGGCGTTATCGGCAGGAAATGAGGGTGACCCGTGGGATTTGGCAATGGCGAGACAAACTACTTTTTACAACGCAAAAGCGGTTGAGGTATCAACCCCGACAGTAAAAAATGCAAGCGCTATTGAAGCAGCCTATGCGACGGGAACGATGGAGCGGTGGAAATCGCGCTGCCCTCATTGTAAGGACTATCACGAAATCCGTTGGCAGGATATACGTTACACATCAGACGAAAAAAGTATAGCAGGAAAAAAGACATACAGGGTTAGCGATATTTCCTATGTTTGCCCGGAATGTGGTTGTATATCTTCAGAGTATGATATGAAGCGTGAACCGTCAAAATGGGAGGCGGACAACCCTGACGCGTACGCCTTGGGGACACGTTCTTTTTGGTTGAATGCTTTTGTCAGTCAATGGGCGTCGTGGGAATCCATTATCCTAAAATATCTTAATGCAATAGGCAGCACTAAGAAAATGCAGGTCGTTTATAATACTTGCTTTGGGGAACTTTGGGAGGACAGGGGGGATTTGGAGGATGAGGACAGTTTAATGGCTCGGCGTGAAGCATATACTGCTGAACTGCCGGAAGGTGTTCTTGTGCTCACCTGTGGGGTTGATACGCAGGATGATAGATTGGAGTATGAGGTTGTGGGACATGGACATTTTGGAGAGACATGGGGAATAAAGAAAGGAATCATCATGGGACGTCCCGATGATAAAGCGACATGGAAAGTTCTTGATGATGTGATAGACCACATATATAGATTTGAGGACGAAACAGGGTTGCGCATTAGCATGACGTTTGTGGATGAGGGCGGACATTTTACACAGGATGTCAGATTGCAGTGCAGAGCTCGCATCGGGAAAAAAGTGTTTTGCATAAAAGGTATGCCCGGCCCTGACAAACCATTTACTGCACCACCCAAAAAACAAAAAATTGTTATCAATCAAAAGGCGGTTGGTACTTGTTGGCAGTATCAGCTTGGCGTGGATTCAGGAAAGCAAATTATCATGGATAATCTGAGTGTTCAAACGCCGGGAGCAAAATACTGCCACTTTCCGCAAAGTGATGATTACGGTTCCGCATATTTTGCGGGATTACTTTCGGAGCATTTGGTATATAAGACCAATAAACGCCAACCGTGGGTATGGGAGAAGATACCCGGACATGAACGGAACGAAGCGCTCGACTGCCGCAATTATGCTATGGCAGCGTTTAAGGCGCTTCCCAAAAATTTAGACGAAATAGACAGAAGATTGAAAGCTGCGCGTGGAAAAATAACTGCTGTACCTGTTGTGGCAGAAAGGATGGCAACGATGCCGTCAAAAAGTACAGCCAAGAAGAAGCGCAGTTCGTCTGTAAATAAATATTATGATAGTTGGTAGGTGATTGTATGGCAGATATAACAGAAATAAGAGCAAGATTGGAATTCAGGAAAAAGGCTCTTGAAAGATTAAGAGCGGCATATCTTGCTTTGGTAGACGGAGGCGTGAAGAGCTACACAATAGATGACAGGCAGCTAACAAGATTTGATTTGCCTGCATTAAAAAAGGAGATAGAGGATGCCGAAACGCAAATTGATGAACTTACGGCGCTTTTGTCAAACAAAAGACCGCGAAAAACATTCGGTATTATTCCGCGTGATTGGTAATGGGTACTATGTCATATGTGGCATTTACCGCAAACTGCTTGATGGAGTTTGTTGCTCCTTTCGCCATCAAGCAGTTTGATATATATTATTTTGTCTTAGGAGGCGATAAAGTGTGAGTAGAAAGTACACGCCGACGCGCAGAACCTATGCGCCGCAGGCGAAAGGATACAGTGAGGCAGGGGCAAGCGTTACAAGACGGGCAATGCGAGGCTTTCATGCACAAAGCGGCTCGCCGAATGAAGATATAAACCGTAATAATTATACTTTACGGCAACGTTCAAGAATGTTGTATATGTCATCCTCTGTTGCAACAGCGGCAATCAATACAAATCGAACAAAGGTTATCGGTGTAGGATTAACTTTGAAAAGCTCTGTTGACAGAGAAATACTTGGAATATCTCCGAAAGCAGCCAAAGAGTGGCAAAGAAAAACCGAAAAAGAATTCTATTTATGGGCGGGGAAAAAGCAAAATTGTGATGCCACAGGACTTAATACATTTGACTGTATGCAGCAATTAGCGCTCAAATCATGGTTGTTATCCGGTGACGTTTTTCCGTTGGTGAAGCGCTACAAAGCGACGCCCTTTAACCCTTATTCCTTGCGTATACATCTTGTGGAAGCGGATAGGGTCAGTACACCGTCGGAATATGGCGGAAGTTTTGCTGTTGGAGGAGTAACAGACGGAAAGGTTCCCGATGGTAAACCGGGCGCGGGGCATAAAATATATGATGGTGTAGAAATTGACGAAAATGGTTTTGTGGTGGCTTATTATATCCGAAATACATATCCTTTTCAGATGACAACAGAACCACAGAAATGGACACGTGTTGAGACATATGGAAAGAAAACGGGCTTACCTAATATTCTTCACATTATGGACAGCGAGCGTCCGGACCAATACCGAGGTGTGCCGTATTTGGCACAGGTAATAGAACCGCTTTTGCAATTACGCCGATATACGGAAAGCGAACTGATGGCTGCACTTGTGCAGTCATTTTTTACGGCTTGGATTGAAACAAAAACCGATACGTCCGAGATACCTTTTAATGAAGTTGGAGACGGAGGTATTGCCGGTGTGCCGGGAGAAAATCCACAGGAAACCATTTCAGGTAGTGTTTCAGAAAGTCCGAATGAGTATGAAATGGGACCGGGTACAATTAACCACTTGGAGGAGGGGGAAACCGTTCATTTTGGCAATCCAAATATTCCGACAGCAGGGTTTGACAACTTTGTAAAAACACTTTGCCGTTTGATAGGCTCTGCGTTGGAATTGCCTTATGATGTTTTGATTAAGGAGTTTAATTCCTCGTATTCGGCATCAAGAGCAGCACTGTTGGAGGCGTGGGAGGCTTTTATAATGCGCCGGAAATGGTTCGTGGATGATTTTTGTCAGCCGATTTATGAAATGTGGCTTGCGGAGGCGGTGGCACTTGGAAGAATAAATGCTCCCGGCTTTTTTGATGACCCGCTTTTGCGTTCTGCTTGGTGCGGTGCTCGATGGATAGGACCGGTACAAGGACAGCTTGACCCGAAGAAAGAAGCGGAGGCGGCAATTACTTTAATTAACGATGGAATAAAAACACATGAGCAAGTCACCCGTGAGCTTGGCGGCGGAGATTGGGAAGAAAACGCCGAACAGTTGAAACGGGAAAATGATATGATTCGTGAAGCGAGAACGGGCGTTCAGCCTGTCGCGTCAAAAATAGGAGGAAACGGCGATAATGAGTAAATTTAAAACAATAAACATCAATCGTGATTTCTACACGATGGCAACAGTAGACAACGATAGTGCCGAGATTACTATGTATGGAGAGATTGTTTCGGAGCAACCGACGGATTGGTGGGGCGACCCGATTGAGGGACAGTATATTATTGGAAGTGAGTTTTTAGAGGATTTAGAGGCAATCGCAAACTGCAAAGATATCATTATCCGTATGAACAGTTGCGGCGGTGATGCAAGTGTTTCTATTCTGATACACAATAGATTGCGTGAGCTTGCCGCGAACGGCGCAAGTCTTACTTGTATTGTGGACGGAATCTCTATGTCAGGCGGTTCACTCATTATGTGCGCTTGCGACACTGTTAAGGTGAACCCTTCCAGTCTTATTATGATACACAAAGCATGGTGGTTATAACGCCGATGAATTGCGGCAGTTGGCAACAAAAAGTGACGCATACGATAAAGCGCAAATTGCAATATATAAGCGAAAATGCAATTTGTCTGATACGGTTATTTCTCACATGATGGCAGATACAACCTATATGACAGGGCAGGAGGCGCTTGAAAAAGGTTTTGCTGATGAACTTTTGGAGAATGCAGAGCCTCTTGATATTGCGGCAAGTGCGGACGGAAGAAGCATATTTGTTCGCGGGCGCGAAATGCACCTTGCACCCGGTATGTTTGCACCGGATAATATTCCAACGGTCAATTCTGCGGCGCCATACGCAGTTAAGACAAATATAAATAAAATGCCGAAAACGGCAGAAGGAGGAAACAATATGGCTAATACAAATCAATCTCCTGTTGCTCAACCACAGCAAAATGTACGGCCAAATTCAGCGGAAAACAGTGCGGGAAATCCACAAGTTTCCGTTGCAACAAATGACAACATAGTTGCTGAGGCAGTGGCAGCGGAACAAAAACGCATTCAGGAAATCGACGCTATTGCAGGACTGTTTGATAGTGAGCTTGTTACACAAGCGAAATACGGAGATACTGCGTGTACCGCGCAGGAGCTTGCATACCGTGCGGCACAGAGAGCGTCGGAAAACGGAAATGCGTTTATGGCAAATCTTGCAGAGGATGCCAAAAATTCAAACGCCGGAGCGGTTGGGGCTGTACCCGCACCGGAGCCGACTGTGGATGAGGAACTAACCGAGGAACAGAAAATGAGTAATGCGAAAGCGGAAGTTTACGCGTTACTGCACAAGAAGGAGGACTAAACATGACAAACAATCTATCAAAAAAGCTTGGTGAGATGGAGTATGACAGCATACTTGCCGATATTACGCCAAAAACAGAGGTGCGCGGTGGTGTGGTAAGAAAATTGTCTGCGAAAGCAACATACAAGCGCGGGACAATCCTTGCCAAAAGTTCAGGAACAGCCGGAGACGGAAAGTTAGTAATACTTGGCACTGCGGCTGCAACCAATGAAACGCTTACGCCGTACTGCATTTTATGTGACGATGTGGAAGTCGGAACAGAGGACGATGTGACGGCAACGGTATATACTGCGGGTTGTTTTAATCTTAATAAAATGATTGTTGCAAACGGGTATACACTGACAGATGGCGATTATGATAATCTGCGCAAGTACAGCATTACGTTTAAGGCTGTATCTGCAAACTAAGGAGGAATGATTTTTTATGGAACTTAATTTTTTTGATAATTATGTAATGGCAGCGATTACGGAAGAAATTGTGCCAATACCTACATTTTTCCGTGACAGATATTTTCCCACGGAAGCCGAGGATATTTTTGCCGCTGATAAGGTTTTGACAGAATACCAAAGAGGCGACAGAAAGATGGCGTGTTTTGTTGCTCCCCGCGTGGGTGATATTCCGGTTGAACGCGGCGGGTACGAGGTACATGAGTATCAGCCCGCATATATTGCTCCGTCAAGATTGCTCACAATAGACGACCTTCAGAAGAGGGGCTTTGGCGAGGCGTTATATCCGGGGAGTACACCGGCGGAACGTGCTGCGAGATTGCAGCTTAAAGATTTTACAGACCTTGACAAGCGCATTCGGCGGCGTGAGGAATGGATGGCAGTGCAGACAATGATTAACAATGCCTGCACTATGCAGGAGTATATTGACGCTAAGACGGCAGGAAACGTCAATGTAGTACAGTTTTATGACGGAGCTTCCGACCATAAATACACTGTTGCAAATAAGTGGAATGTAACGGGCGGAGATTTCTTCGGTGATGTAGCTGCAATGTGTAAAATGCTTTCTAAACGCGGATTGGGAGTGGCTGACCTTGTATTGGGAACGGATACGGCAAGCGCAGTTCTTGATATTGAAAAGGTGCAGAAACTGCTTGATAAAAACAGCGGAATTATTATCGGACAAATTGAGCAGCAATTAAGTCCGTATGCCGGGGTTGTGTATATGGGAACTCTGAACTTTAGCGGATTTAAGCTGAACCTTATCAGTGTTGATGAAACATATGAGGATGAAAACGGTACGACGCAGTCATATTTTCCTGCGACGGCCGCAATGGTGACAGCTCCGGGATGCGGACATATGATGTACGGTCAGATTACGCAGATTGATTACGGCTCAACAGGGTATACGACATATGCGGCAAAGCGTGTGCCTAAATTCGTGATTGACCAAGACAGAGACACTCGCAAGTTGCGGCTTGGTACCAGACCACTTGCAGCTCCTAAGAATTATTGTCCGTATATCTATGCGGAAAATGTTGTGAGTTGACACGCCGAATCGGAAAGGAGTTTTTGTTATGCGTGAAGTAAAAATTATATCCGGCACTTATGGATATAACAACGGAAAGCACATTGAACCGAAAGACCGTACCTCTGCCCCTTTTCCTCTTGCGGACGATGAAGCAGAGAGATTAGTCCGGCTTGGTATAGCAGAAATTGTCTTAAATAAGGTTGCAACGTGCGAGAATGGCGAAGAAATCAATTCCCCAAGTGCAAACTCGTCTAATGCCGAAAACAGCGCTAACGGCAAAAATGAGGGCGGAAATGATATTGTCGGTCATTTAGATGTTGAACAGCTCAAAGAAATGACAAACAAGGAGCTTAAAGCACTTGCTGAGGATATGGGAATTGACACATCAAAAATGAAAGTCAAGGACGATTATATTCAGGCTATTGTTGCTGTGGAGGTATCTGCTCCGACTGATGACGAAAACAGCGAAGCTCCCCCCAATATTTTTACGGAGGCTCCTGTGGTATGAGTAACTTCAAAGATATGGTACAATCTGACAATGCTAATGTTTTTATGAGCAAAAACGAATTTGCAGAGGAGCGTACTGTAATCTATGATGGTGAAACGTATGTTGATATTCCTATTGTTTTGACCGGACTGAAAGAGCAGGACAGACAGCAGACAGTCAACGACCACACACAAGGCTTGTATCTTGTTTCATCTGTGCTTCATTGCTGTGTTGATGATATAGGCGGCGTTCAGCCCGAAAAGGGAACACGCATACAAATCAATGACGAAGAGGGCGGCAAAGGGTTCTTTCGGGAATTCTATGTCGCTTCTTCTGTTTGCGAGCTTGGTATGCTGCGTGTAGAGTTGGAGGCGATTGACGAATGAGCATAGTCAGGGTGGAAGATATAGGAGGCAAGGGCATAGAACGGGTAAATAAAATTCTTGCCGGAGTGCCGGGCGGAGTATTTAAAGCCACTTCTTCCGCATTAAAGCGTGCGGGAGATACTGCAAAAACTAAAGCGGGGCAGTTTGCCGCCGCTGAATACTCAATCAGCAAAGGCGATTTTATGCGCAATGTTTCAGAAAAAACACGAGTGTCCGGTGGAGCCGGAGGTGTTGCAAGTATGAGCATTTCCTTTTTGGGAAACGTCCTGCCTCTTTTATCGTTTAACACTAAATTTTCAAGAGATGGTTTGGTACAAACGCAGGTAAAAAGAAATGGAGGGGCTGCTACACTTGAACACGCATTTGTTGCGAGCATTTTTGGACAAGCGGCTGTGTTTGAACGGGTTGGTTCTCCGCGTTTTCCTGTTGAGCAAAAATTCGGGCCATCAACCGGGCATATGATGCAGAATGAAAAGGTTGTTGAAAAAATGGATGAAACCATTCGAGATACCTATGAAAAGAGGATTGAACACGAAATTTTGCGCGTTCTTAACGGATGGGGAGGTTAAGCATGACAAAGGTTATACTGTTAGAGCAGTTAAAGAAATTTACGGAAAAATCGGTCGGGGAACTCATAATGCCTGTTAAAATGCAAAAGGGAGATACCGAGCAGAAATATCGTGCCGCTGATGTTTACAGAATGCGATTGCCTGACGCAAACTCAGCAATGAAAAAAGCTCCGTATATCTTGCACCAGATAATAACAGGAAAGGACAGTCAACCGCTGGGAAAAACAGTATCGTCCTGTACGGTAGTGCGCAGCATTTTTTGTGTGTATTGTGAAGATGGACAGGAGGGCGGCTTAATGCTGCTTAACCTTATGGAGCGGCTTCGGATAGACATGCTTAAAAATGTTGTTATCGGAAATCAATTTAAACTTGACCTCGATGCGGGAGTTGAACATCTTGTGTACCCTGACGATACCACGCCTTATTACTGCGGCGAGATGGTGTCTACTTGGCAACTCCCCGAGGTAGAAAGAGAGGTTATATTGTGATTGAAAAAAAGACAAATGCGGTTGAAATGACTGCACAGGAAAAAAAGCAAACGTCGAAAGATAAGGCTTCGTCGGGCGAATGCTTTTGTGTGTATCTTGGACCCACGATTACAGGCGTAATACAAAATGGTACTGTATACCGTGGGGCAAAGAAAGAAGTAATGAAAAGTGTCGGTGCGGCGATTGAAAAATATCCGCTTATCACTTCCTTAATTGTAAGTAATAAGACAATCGCGCAAGACCGAGTTAAAGTAAAAACGCCGGGGAATATCCTTTATGTAAATTATAACAAATTGGCACATTCCCTCAAGTATTAAGGAGGTATAGAATTATGGTTAATCATGGTGTTAATGTAACGGAACAGTCAACCAGTGTCAGCACTCCCTTAGTTGCGGAGTCCGGTATTCCGGTTGTAGTGGGTATTGCACCTGTTCAGATGGCGGAAAATTCCGCAAAAGCGGGCATTCCGGTTCTCTGTACGAGTTGGGATGAAGCAGTAGCCGCTTTTGGATATTCGGACGACTGGGAGAAGTATACAATCTGTGAATTTATGTATTCACATTTCAAATTGTTTCAGCGTCAGCCGGTTATCTTTTGCAATGTTATGGATATTACAAAAGCAAAGGACAGCGTGAACGCAGCAGATATGGATGTGACAGATTATAAGGTGAAATTGCCGTTAGAAGCTATTAACGACAGCAAGCTTGTTGTTAAAACAACAGGTGGGACCGGGGCGTTGGTATTGGACACAGATTATAGTGTGTATTACGATGCTGACAATCTTGTAATAGAATTGCTTGTAGATGGCAGCGCATACAGTGCAAACAGTGTTAATGTCGCCTATGACAAAGTAAAGACGG